AATATTAATACGGTGCCCGCCTTTTGGTGGTCCCAGACATGTCGGAATTTGAATTAAAGGTAAAAGGATCTTCTAAATTACCAAAATGTCATTTGGAGGCTCACTATATATAGTCCTCCAAATCCTCCAATTCCGTAGAGCTTTGAGAGCCTCCGATTCAAAATGCCACGTAAGCAAGGGTTTAGAGTCCAAGCCAAAAATATTTTCTTAACATACCCCAAATGTTCTTTATCTAAAGAGCAAGCGCTTGAGCAATTAAGGGCCACCCATTGCCCGTCGGATAAACTGTTTATCAGAGTTAGCCAAGAGAAACACCAAGATGGGTCATTGCATCTCCATGTTCTCATCCAGTTCAAGGGGAAAGCAGAGTTCAAAAACCCACGACATTTCGACCTACATCATCCACATAACTCCTCCCAATTCCATCCAAATTTCCAGGCAGCTAAGTCCTCCTCGGATGTCAAGTCATACATCGAGAAGGACGGAGACTACCTCGACTGGGGTGAATTCCAGATCGACGGCAGATCTGCTAGAGGAGGTCAGCAGACTGCTAACGACGCTGCCGCAGAGGCATTAAACGCAGGTTCTAAAGAAGCTGCGTTACAAATAATAAGGGAGAAACTCCCTGAAAAATATATTTTTCAATATCATAATTTAGTTTCAAATTTAGATAGGATTTTTTCTCCTCCTCCTGCTGTATATTGTTCCCCTTTTTCTTCTTCTTCTTTCAATAATGTTCCTGACATTATCAGCGATTGGGCCGCTGAAAATGTCATGGATTCCGCTGCGCGGCCGGATAGACCTATATCAATTGTTATTGAAGGCCCAAGCAGAATAGGCAAAACAGTGTGGGCCAGGTCTTTGGGCCCTCACAATTATTTGTGTGGGCATTTAGATCTAAGCCCAAAAGTATACAGCAACAGTGCTTGGTATAACGTCATTGATGACGTCAACCCCCAATACCTAAAGCACTTTAAGGAATTCATGGGGGCCCAGAAGGACTGGCAATCAAACTGTAAATACGGGAAGCCAGTTCAAATTAAAGGTGGAATTCCCACTATCTTCCTCTGCAATCCAGGAGAGGGCTCTTCATTTAAACTCTGGTTAGATAAACCAGAACAAGAAGCTCTAAAGAATTGGGCATTAAAGAACGCAATATTCTGCGATGTCCAATCCCCTTTCTGGGTACAAGAGGAAGTGTCCGGAGCAGGAGCCATCACACGCAGCAGCGAAGAAGGCCAAGAGGAAAGCTCCTGAACCAAGGACAAGGATAGTGTGGAAGGGTTGCGGCTGTTCAGCCTTCATCACCACAACCTGCAAGTACCAGCATGGATTCACGCACAGGGGAATCACTAAGTCATGCTCAGACTACGAGAGCAGTCGAATTCGACACCAACCCCATGTCTGTGGGTCGGACTGCACCATTCCATCTCAGAATTATGTATGTCCACGAGAGCACACAGGGGAGAACCATCCTCAAATTCCAGCTGAGAGTCAACTACAGGGAAAGGAGGCAACTGGGATTCCACAAGATATTCCTCCAATTCCGGATCTTGACGACCCGTCTAACTGGTGCTATTCACAGTTGGACTGGTATTTTGGAACGCCTTAAATGGCGCATATGTAATGAAATAGCAAATTTGGGTTTTTTTAGTTTAGTTAATTTAGTTTTTGTTATTAGATATCTTCCAAGAGTATGTTCTTGGATAGATGAAATAGATAATGTAGACTGCAATGATGATGTAAAGGTATTAATGTATTAATAAAATAAAAGTTTATTAATTATTGTGCGAATCATAGAAATAAGCCCTGCAACGCAGGGTCTGATACACAGGATTGCTAGCATGACTGCTAGCACTATACAACATCAAAGCATTCTCTAACTGATTCTCATACTTAGCTTCTTCCTTATGATTATAAGTAACATGATTATACAAACCCTTAAAAAACTTCCTAATTAATGCCTGTTCCTTGTGGCTGTATGGACCTCCTGAAACTGTAACAGAGAACTTCTTCAAGACTTGCATTCTATCCCTCAGATCCATTCGGATCTTAGCAGTAGTGGGCTCATTGTCGTACATAGTGAAGATCTGGCCAAAGTTCAGCGGATCCTTATTGGGCCTTCTATCACGAATCAACCAATACGTGATGATATTGGTGTGATCTCTCTTAGCCACATTGTCATCCATCCATACCTTCCCATCTATACCCATGGACTTAATACAAACACGCTTACCCAGGCGATGGGTAAGCCCTGTACCCCTTGTAAAATCCGAGACACAGACAAACGTTCCCGTGTGGGGAACGTCCATTTTGAACTCATAGTCCTGGATCTTACAGGGACCAACACATCCCTTAGGGATGCGGTCACCCCTCCTTCTCTTCATCCGGACGCCTCTTGAAACCGGGACATAGCTTCGGGCAGCAATTGGGACAGCATTCCCAGTGTAAGGCACGATAGCTGTCTCGAAGTTCAGCCTCCGTCTTACCTGTCTCCCCCCATAGGGATGATATCTCGGCGAAACGCGAATTCGCCCTGTCATACTGCCTGACCCTGAATATACGGATTAACTCCGAACAGAGCTCGAACCCTAGGGTTCCTGGCTCGTATTTCTTCAAAATACCTTGTAGGTATTTAACGGAAAGCATACACCTGAAACCGTATAAAGTATCTGGTAGTGGGTTCTGAAGAGGGTCCCACATTTCAGCCATACTTGGGCGCCAAGCACGGCAACCTGATTGGTCCTTATAAAGCAATGTCATCATTCTTTGTGGGGCCCACAAAAGGGGGCGCGGCGGGCACCGGT